CGTTCGGCAACACCGAAATCCAGGTCGGGATCGCCGAGGAGGCGGTTCAATCGGCGCGGGATCAACTGGCCTCGGTGCAGGCCGAGATCGAAACGGCTCTCAGTCGCCCCAGGGCGGCCACAGGGCGCACCGCCACGGCGCGTGGGCGTACCACGCCACCCGTACCGCCGCCGCCGCCTGGGAGGGGCTCTGCGGGCCGGAGCGGGGCACAAACCGAGGTGAGCGCGCAAGAGCGGGCGCTGCAGGCGCTGCGCGAGCAGGTGGCCCAGCTCAATATCTCGAACACCGTGCTCTCCGCCGAAGCCGACCTGATCTCGGCCAGCAACAGCGAGCGCGAGCGGGCGCTCACCTTGATCGAGGCGAAGGCCAACCTGGATGCGGCCGGGGTGGCCGACGGCGAGGCCGAGCTGGCGGCCCTGCAGGAGCAGGTCGACACCCGCGCCCGGCTGCAGGATCTGATGGCGTCGCGCGAGGCCAGCCAGGAGGCGCTGCAATCGGCGCAGACCGCGCTGGCCTACGAGCGGCAGAAGCTGGGGATTATCCAGCAGTTCCCCGACGCCCGAAGCCGTGAGCGGCAGTCGGCCCTGGCGGTGCTCGAAGCGCAGCGGCAGATCGCGGACGAGGTGCTCCCCGAGACCCGGGACGAGCTGATCGGCATCGCCGAGGAACAGGCGGCCGTGGCGCGGGCCACCGAAGAGGCGATCGAGCAGCAGGAGCGCTACGCCCAGGCATCGCGGCAAGTGGCCGACGCCATTGCCGGCGGCTTCACCAATGCGGTGCTCGAAGCCAACAGCCTGTCCGAGGCGCTGGGGCAACTCGAACAAGACCTGCTGCGCGTTCTGGCCAACCAGCTGATCACGCAGCCGCTGAGCCAATCGATCGAGGGCTCGCTGCTCGGGCTGGGCTCGATGGGCTTCGGCCTCTTCGGCGGCGGCGGCGGCGGTGGCCAAGCAGCCGTCGGCAGCACCGGCCGCGGCGTGATGAACGTCAACTCGGGTGGCAGCTTCTTCTTCGGGCTGCACGGCGGGCTGGACGCGACGCGGGGCGGCATGCACGGCTGGCCGCGGCTGCACGATGGGCTGCGCTCCGACGAGTTCCCGGCCATTCTGCAACGCGGCGAGGAGGTGGTAAGCCGCTCGGCGGTCGAACAGCGCAAGCTGGGTCGCGTCGGCGGCGACATGCTGCGCTCGCCCGGCGGTGATCCGGCCCGCGGCACCATGATCGACCAGGGGCGCTTCCAGATCACCATCAACATGCCGAGCCAGGGCGGCACCGGCATGACGCCGATGCAGGTGGCCATGGCGGCGCGGAAGGGGATCGAGCAGACGCGAAGGATGCGGCGGTGAACCTGGACGAGGCGGGCACGATCGTCGGCGGCACGGTGCTGCCGTGGCTGATCATTGCCGAAGGCACCGGGGTGAGCGTGCCATGGGGCGAGTTGTGGGCGGCGCTGTGTGGCGCCGGCCTCGGCTGGAGCTGGAAGGGGAGCGAGTGATCATGAGCCGATCTCGGCAAGCAGCGGTCTACGGTCTGGGCAGCGCGGCGCTGTTGCTGTCAGGGGTGCTGCTGATCTTTCTGCAAGCCAACGGGCCGATCGGCAGCCTCGCCGTGCTCGTGCTGGGCGTGCTCTCCGGTTATTTGGCCCGCCGCGCCGTGCAGCTGGTCTACCGGCTATGAGCAACGAAGCGTTCCCGATCGCCTACATCGCCTACGGCATGGGGCTGGCGCCGGCCTACCGGACGACGATCGTGCAAACCTATGGCGGGCACGAACAGCGCAACGCCGACTGGTCGACGCCGCTGCGCCGCTGGCGGGTGCCGCTCAGCCATATGGACGACACCGAGCGGGCCGACCTGATCAGCTTCATCGAGGCGCGGCAGGGCGCGTTCGACAATTTCCTGTTCACCGATCCGGTCAGCAGCACGCAATACCGGGTCCGCTTCGCCGACGACGTCATGGACGTGGTGACCGAGTACTACGAGGGGCATTTCGGCGACGTCGATATCGTGCAGGTGCGGGACAGCGGCGCATGAACAGGGCAGAGCTGCGGATCGTCCAGGCGAAGTTGCCCGAGTTCTGGCGCGAGTACGGCGACCGGATGTGCTGGGACTATCGCCCGGCAAGCTGGTGGCAGCGGTGGTTTCTGATCCGCCACGTCCGAGCATGGCTCGTGCACCACGACCAGCGCCTGCAGCCCGCCGAGTATCGCGACTGGCTTTCCGCGGGCATCGCTTGCGGCTTCGACCGATGACCCGGGAGACCACGGTTGCCTTGGCCTCGCACCTGCAGGGCACCCGGCTCACCTTGTGCAACTGCTGGCGGATCGAGCGGCGCGACGGGGTGGTGCTGGGCTTTACCGATCACGACCAGGACTTGATCCTCGACGGGGTCACCTACAGCGCCGCGGCCGGCTTCGATCGCACCTCGACGGCGGTCGATCGGGAGCTCACCGCGACCAACCTGTCGCTGGTCGGGGTGATCGATGACGATTCGATCCTGGCCGCGGATATCCTGAACGGGCGCTACCAGGGCGCCGCGGTCTACATGTTCCGGCTGAACTACGCCGACAGCAGCCAGGGCGTGTTGCGTGGGCTGCGCGGGCATATCGGCCGGATCACCGTGCGCGACGGCACCTACGTGGCCGAGCTGTTCGGGCTGGCGCGGCTGCTGCAGCAGGACATCGTCGAGAACTACACGGTCGACTGCCTGGCCGACCTGGGGGACGATCGGTGCAAGGTCGACCTTGCCGGCTTCTCGCACAGCTGCTCGGTGTCGTCGGTGAGCAGTCGACGGCTGATCGCCTATAGCGGCGGGCAAGGCGCCGGCTACTTCACCAACGGCTACATCACCTTCACCTCCGGCGATCTTTCCGGCTGGGTGCAGGACGTGCGCTACGACGACGGCTCCAATCTGGAGTTCTTCACACCGCTGCCCGGCACGCCTGCCGCCTCCGATGCCTTCACGGCGGTGGCCGGCTGCGACAAGCGGCTGGAGACGTGCCGCGACACCTTCTCGAATGTCGAGAATTTCCGCGGGCACGGCGTGCTGATGCCGGGCGAAGACGAGTTCCTGATCTACCCGGACGCGCAGCTCTGATGGCGGAGGCGATCCACCGCCAAGCCATTGTCGACACCGCGCGCAGCTATGTGGGCACCAAAGTGGTGCATCACGGGCGCAGCCGGCGCGACGGCCTGGACTGCATCGGTCTGGTGATCGTCACCGCCCGCGACCTCGGCTTCACCAAGTACCGCGACCAGCGCTACGAGCCGACCGCCGACGGCACCGAGCTGCAGGCGGTGTTCGACCGCTATCTGCAACGGCGACCGCGCCCGCTGGTGTTCGAGCCCGGCGACGTCGTGCACTTCCGGCTGGGTGAGCAGTATCAGCATGTCGGCATCGTCGGCATTCTCTACGACTTCAGCCAGACCGGCAGCTTGACCCTGATTCACAGCCACAACGCCGCGCGGGTGCGGCGGTTGCCGGATCGCGGCTACACGGTTGAGCACCGGCTCAACGCCGCATGGCGCAACCGGGCACGCGCGGTCTGGAGCTTCCCCGGAGCACTGCCATGGCAACACTCGGACTAGCTGTTGCCGGCGCCGCTGGCGCCGCCATGCTCGGGCTGCCGCCCGGCCTCGGCTTCGCGGGCGGGGCAATTGCCGGGCGTATGCTGTTCGGCACGCAGACCGAAAAGCCGCAGGACCGGACGGTGGTCGGCCCGCGCATCCGTGACCTGCGGGCCTCCGACAGCGCGCTCGGGGCGCCGATCCCGATCTGCTACGGCACCTGCCGGGTGGCCGGGCAATACATCTGGTCCCCGCCGCTCCTGGAGGAGGAGAACACGGTCACCACGGAGATCGGCGGCGGTGGCGGCGGCTTCTTGAAAGGCGGCGGCGGCGGCGGCAGCGCTTCGCTTTCCGAAACCACCTACCTCTATTTCATGAACGCCGCGGTCGGGATCTGCGAAGGGCCGATCTCCGGCATTCGCCGGATCTGGGCCGATACCAAGCTGATCTTCGACAGCACCGGCGACGCGGCCGGGACGGCAGCCCGCTACTACCCCTACATGCGGTTCTACTACGGCACCGAGGATCAAGCCCCGGACACGCTGATCCAAGAGGATGCCGGGGCCGACAGCACCCCCGCCTATCGCGGCCTCGCCTACATCGTCTTCGACGAGTTCCCGCTGGCCGACTTCGGCAACCGGCGGCCGACCATCTCGGTCGAGATCGGGGTCTCGGCGCAGGTCTGGCCGTTCGAATCCGTGCCGATCTGGATTCCGCATGCGGTCACGCCCGACGGCACCTTGAGCCTGCATCAAAACCAGACGCCCAACGCCGCCGACAAGTACAACATCACGCCCGAGTACGACGGCTGGCTGCTCTACGACATCATCAACGAGGACAATATTCAGGGCCGTGGCGGGCGCGGCATGATCGTTCGCTCGACGACCACCAGCGAGCTGGCAACACTCGACGACGTCGACGACCCCAACTTCTTCGAGATCTACGAGGGCGTCGGCCCGCGACCGCTCAAGCACGTCTCGGTCATCATCGCGACCATGGATCGCGAAGCAGAGACGGTCTGGACGGTCGAGATCGACAGCTACGAGCGCAACCTGAATCCGGCCACCGGGCTGATCACCGCGACGTCGTCCGGCTATGTTTACCTGCGCAAATACTCGATCGACGGCACCTACCAGACCGAAAGCCCGTGGATTTTCTACTACCCCTTCGGCGACACGCTGATCGGGGCGCGGGTCGAGGCCTTTCACGATCTGTTCTTGAACTACGCGCAGACGCACCTGCTCAATTGGAACAAGCAGGTCGGCTCGGCGTGGCAGCCGCTCGACGGCGTCGCCGACGACGACACCGGCTATACCTCCTACATCGCCGATACGCTGACCCTGCAGACGCTGGCCGCGTTCAATCCCCCGCTGAACGACGACCCGCCCTGGTACATCTGGAACGCCGCTCGCTCGAAGATCTACCCCACCGACTGGTGGCTGATCGGCGTGAGCTACGTCGACGGCGACACCGCCCTGGGCGTCGAGTACGTCGGCTTGCGGCGAATCAGCCCCGCCGGCATTCCCGGGCCGATCACCTTCTGGCCGGCGGCCACCTTCGGCGTGCCGACCGGCGCCGGCAGCTCGACCATCAGCATGGGGATCGAGGGCAACCGGCAGCGCCGCTTCGCGATCATGGAAGACCACATTCGCGGCATGATCTACGTGGCCGGCTACGGCATCCTGCACGAGATCGACCCCGAGACGCTCGAAATCACCCGGACGCTGAACTTCCACCCGGAGATCAATGGGCTGGCGATGGAGTGGGGCTACTGGCACGGCGCCATGGCCCACACGATGAAGGCCAAGCCGTGGTCGGAGTTCGGCCGCTACCTCTACATCGCCCGCGTGCACAGCGAGGACTACGGCGGCGGCAGCTACCCGATCAAACCGAGCGCCAAGGTCGGCAAGTGGGATCTCGACGACTGGGACTGGGCCGAAGAGTGGGTGATCGGCAGAGATCGCACGACGAGCACCCTGGACGTCGATGGCGGCAACGTCTTCTACGAGCCGTACAGCCACGCGCTGATCGTCAGCCAGGACACCCGGACGCCGAATACGATCTGGTACCTGGACCGCTTTGCCGGCGAGGCGACGCCGACCGACCTGGAAACGATCGTGCGGGATATCTGCCGCCGCTGCGGGCTGCCGATGGAAGCGGTGGACACCGACGATCTCGACGACACGGTGCAGGGCTACACCCTGCCGCGGCGCAGCTCGGCGATCAGCTACATCGAACCGCTGCGCTTGGCGTATTTCTTCGACGGCGCGGACACCGACTGGCAGCTCAAGTTCCGCAAGCGCGCCAAGGCCAGCTCGGCGACCATCGATCTGGTCGACACCGCGGCGGGGCCGCCGGGCCGAATGCTGCCCAGCGGCGAGGACAGCCAGCTCGATTACTGGGAGGCGCCCGAACGGATCGACGTGGTCTTCCACGACCTGGAGCGCGACCACCAGCAGAACGACGCGCACGCCAAGCGGCCACGCGCCGGCACCATCGCTCGCAGCCAGGAGAACCTGGATATCCCGGTCGTCTTCAACGGCGACGGTGAGCCGAAGGCGATCGCCGACATCAACCTGCTGGAACGGTGGCTGCTTCGGCCGTTCTCGACGACGCTCGGGCCGCAGCATTTTCGGATCGAGCCGTGCGATGTGGTGACCGTCAACTGGCGGCACGGGCAAGCGTTGGTGCTGGTGATCGAGACCCGCGAGACCCCGGATTTGACCCTGGAGCTCGACGGCGTGGTGATCGAGAGCGCCGCCTATACCAGCTACGCCTCGACCGTCTCGCCCGGGGTGGCGCTGCCGTCACCACAGGTCGCGCCGGAGAGCGGCCCCACTTTCGCGCACGTGGTGCAGGCACCGCAGCTGACCGCCAACTCGCCCGAATCGAGCCTCTACGTGGCCGGCGGATCGAACGCCGCGGGATGGAGCGGGGCGACGCTGCAGGTCTCGTCGGACGGCGGGGCCACCTGGGAGACCCGGGCCGCCATCAACACCGCCACGGCGGTCGGCTACGTGGTCTCGGGGCCGAACGGCGGCATCTCGACGGCGATCCGCGACGACAGCTCGATGACGGTGCATCTGCAGACCGGATCGCTGGCCAGCACCACCGAGCTGAGCGTGGCGCAGGGGCAGCAGGTGGCGGCGATCGGCAACAACCCGGGCGGCTGGGAGCTGGTCGGCTTTCGCGACGTGGCTGCGACCGCCTACGACAACCGCTTCACCTTGACCGGCCTGCTGCGCGGCATGGCGGGCACCGAGCACTGGATCGACCGGATCGAGGGGCCGCTCAACTTCGTGGTTTTGAGTACCAGCAGCACCAAGACGGCGAACATCGATCCGTCGTCGATCGGCGCCGACCTGCTGGTGCGGGTGATCTCGGCGGGGCAGCTGCTGGCCGAGGCGCCGATCCGCGAGCTGACTTACGAAGGCGCCGGGATGCTGCCGTGGTCGCCGGTGAACTTCGAGAGCGCCCACGACACCGATCTCACCTTCAGCTGGTTCGGCCGGCGGCGGCAGGACAACGAGCTGCGCGACAACAGCGAGGTCGGTCTGATGGCCGACGAGATCCCCGAAACCTACGAGATCGACCTGCTCGACGAGGATGGCGCGGTCGTCCGCACGCTTACCGACACGGTCACCGGCAACGGCAGCAGTCTGAGCAGCGACAGCCAAACCGGCACCTACACCCTGGCCGATGCGATCGCCGACTTCGACGACGAGCACGGCTGGCGGCTGGGGCTGATCAACGCCGACTTCGACGACGCGCTGGGCGACGAGTGGGTCTTCGAGAGCGGCACCTTTCAGCGGCTGTCGATCGGCGCCAACGGGCTCTCCCCTTATCGCGGACAAGCCATGGCGCAAGGCGGGCCGCAATACGCCGGCACCGACAATGTCATGTATCAGGACCGCGACCTGCGGGTCGAAGCCTGGGCCGGCTTCCCGCTCGATCTCGTGGCGAGCGGCGCCGTTCGTGCCCGGCTCTCGGTGCGCCAGGGCAACAACTACGCCTCCGACACCGGGCAGATCACGCTGCAGGCGCTCGACCAGCACGAGGTGCTTCTGGCCGAGCAATCGAGCACGCTGCAGGAGATCACCCCGACCGGCTCGTGGCAGACCGTCGAGGTCTGGATCGACCCGCTGCCCAGCGAGACGAAAATCCTGCGCGTGAAGCTGCGCGCCGTGCTGGTGGACGGGACGACCGCCAACACCGCTTTCGATCGGGTGCGGGTGCACCTGAATGGAATGGTCGGCCAGCGCTCGATTGCGGCCTATCAGATCAGCCAGACGGTCGGGCGCGGGCACCCGGCCTACGTGGAGCTCTAGCCGATGGCCGAATCACCCAACCTCCTGATCACGCACGTGGCCGCCGGCCAGCGCGGCAAGACGACGACGATCAATCAGGCGTTCGACGCGCTCGACGCAGCGACGCAGGGCGTCGCCTCGGTGACGATCGAAGATCTGGCGTCGGTCTTCATCGACCTGCCGGACTACTACGAGGCGTTCTTCATCCGGGTGCAGGGCTCGACCGCCAGCGATGCGTCGCTGATCGTTCCCGACGGCAACCGCTTCTTCTGCATTGCCAACGAGGCCAACCGGGCACTGCAGGTCGACGTGCTGGGCGGCTCCGATCCGGTCTCGGTGCCGAACGGCGAGGTGATTCTGCTGATGGCTCGGACGGGCGCCATTCGAGCCGTGGGCGGCCCCAACGAGGTCTACGACATCGGCGGCGGCATGCCGGGCTCGCCGCAGGCCAACGAGGTGGTGCTGGGCTATGTGGCGCCGCGGCCGTTCACGCTGCCGGCAGGCGCCTCGGCCAGCCGGGCGCAGTGCATCACCAGCGCCACCGCCACCACCGTCTTCTCGATCCAGCGCGACGGCTCCACCTGGGGCACGATCACGTTCCCGCCGGACGGCATCGTCGGCACCTTCATCGCCTCGGCCGCTGTGCCGTTCGTGGCCGGCGAGCGGCTCACCGTCGTAGCGCCCGATCCCGCCGACGCGACCCTGGCCGATCTGTTCATCACCCTGGCCTGCGAGCGCTGATCAATGAGCGGCATGAACGACGAGTTCCGCAACGGGCTCAGCTCCAACTTCGTGGGCTCGGCCATCGTCGCCAAGCCGGCGGCCTGGATCGTCGGGCTGGCCACCGATGCCGGCGACGCCTACGCCTCGGGGCTCGTGGTGGTGGAGGCGAGCGGCGGCTATGCCGACGTGACCGTGACCAACGACGGGACCGGCTTCGACGTCTCGGGCGGCGTGATCGAGAACGTGGCGACCGTGGCGTTCACCGACCCGACCAGCTCCTGGGGCACTGTCACGGCGTTCTTTATTTCGAGCGAGGCCGGGGCATCGGGGGCGGTGGCGGTCGGCACGATCGACAGCATTGCAATCGATGCCAGCAAAGCCCCGGTGCGGTTCCTGCCGGGGGCGCTCAAGATCACCATCACCGAGGGAAGCTGAGCCGTGACGATCTACTTTGCCGGCAGCGAGGGCGATGCGCTTTTGAACGGCGCCGGCTTCACCAACAACAGCTTCTACTATCGTTCTGCCTACTCCCGCGGCGCCCTCAGATGTGAAGGTGGAAAGCCCGCGGTGATACGCTTCGCGCCGGTCGGCACGACCATTTGGTTCAGCTGCCAAATGAACAGCTCATCGTGGTCTTCCGCCACGGCCAAGCTGCTGGAGTTCTATTTCGAGGGCAATCCGTACTTGTCCTTCTGGACCGACAGCACCATCGCGAGCCAAGCGGACATCAAGGTCGTGTCGGGCGGCAGTGCAACCGATATCGGCACGCTGAGCACGAACTACCAAGACAACGATATCTTCAAGCGCGACTTCAAGATCGTCATCGACAGCAGCAGCGGCGTGGTCGAGGTCTATGAAGACGGCAATCTGCTGGCCAACCTGACCAGCGTGAATACCCAGGGCGACAACCCCGGGACCACGTTCGACGAGGTGCGAATTTTCGGCGAGGGGGCGACCAACTGCTACGTGTCCGAGGTCATCGTCGCCGACGAGGATACCCGAGGCATGTCGGTCTACACCCTTTACCCGGCGAGTGCCGGAGCGCTTGCCGAATGGTCGGGGACGGTCTCCGCTATCGAGAGCATTTCGGCCAACGCCGACAGCATTCTCTCGGCATCGGCGGGCGAGCAGTTCCTGTTCACCCACCCCGAAGACTTCGCGCTCAGTGAGAACATCGCAGCCGTCGTGCTGTCCGCGAAGGCGGCGTCGGATGGCACCGGGCCGAGCCGCATCAAAGCCCTGCAGCGTTACTCGGGCACGGTCTACGAAGGCGCTTCCGTAGGCGTCTCCACGCCCAGCGCGTACCAGTTCATCATGCCGGCCGCGCCCGATGGCGGCGGGTGGA